TTTCTCCAAACGTCCTCGGCAAGACTCGAACCTGCGACTTTCAGCTTAGAAGGCTGACGCTCTATCCAACTGAGCTACGAGGACCCAAAATTTCATCGGCAATAATTTGCGCCTCGCGATCGTCTTTGTTTTTGGCTGCTTGTTGTACGCAAGCAACATGAACAAATGTATCGAATTCCCAGCAGAATTTCATTTCACCATCATATTTTTTGCAGTACCAACAACTATCTTGATTGTTCATAATAGCGGGAGGTGGAGTTGAACCACCACGATCGGATTATGAGACCGATGATCTACCCTTAATCTATCCCGCAATCTTCAAAAGATTTTACACAGCAACCGATCTTTTTCAACCCCAATCATTAAACTTTTGATTGAATTTTTGTTCGCTCTTTCTAAACAAAGATTTTGCATAAGGATCATCGTCTTCATCGTTGCCAGCAGCCACAACCTTTCCGCTTTCGCTGTTTACGTGCACCAACGATTGCTGTGCGGTTTGGCTCACATCATAAAACTTCATTTTGCTCTTGTCCAACCCTACAACAAATTTACGGTTGCTACCAACATCGCCAAGACGATTCTTGAGCTGTTTGATCATCACCTGATTCAGCTCTTCGAGTTCTTCGGTTCCAATGATTGCAATAAAGAAGTCTGCGGTTGCTGGCAAACCCATACTTTCGGCAGTGTTGGTAAGATCCACATCGCTGTTGTTGAAGCCCTGACGATTGATTTGCGTGGCGGTAAACATCTGTACGTTTGTCTCCACAGCCAAACCACGCAATTCTTCGGCGATAGCTTTCACAAGAGTATAGCTGTTTACGTTTGCGTTGGTTTTGTAGCGCGAACTGCTGCAGATGTTCAAGTAGTCGACAATCACCACATCCGGAGCAAAGTTCTTTTTGATGCGAAGCTCGTCGATCAAGTGACGAAAATTGAGCGCGCTTGCGGTACCCGTAGGATACTCTTTGATGATCAATTTGCCTTGAACATCTTGTGTTGCTCGCTTGAACTTCTTTTCGTACATCGGATACGGCAACTCGCGCAACTCGTTGAGACGCGTGTTGGTTAGGTTTGCATCGATGCGCTCGGCGATTCGTTGCTCGCTCATTTCGAGAGTGATGTACAAAACATTCTTGTTTTGCCGCAAACAAGCAGCCGCATGGTGGCACAAAAAGATACTTTTTCCACCGCCAGTTGGAGCCGCAACAACACTAAGAGTCTTTCTGGGCACACCACCATCGGTGATGGTGTTTAACATCGAAAGATCAAACGGAATCTTTTCTTCGCCGCTGTGATAGTAGTCGTAGCGTTCTTTCAAACACTCGGTATAGTCGTGACCAATATTGGTGTCGAAACTCACACTCAAAGCATGGCGCAACAACTCGGGAATAGCATTTTTGCTGATCTTTTGTTTGCCTTCTTTGTCGTCGATAATTTTGATGCACTCGAAAATGGCGTTATAGACCGCTCGATCTTTGCACCACTTTTCAGTTGCATCTACAGTCCAATCAAGATCGTTGGAACTTTCCATCGAATCGACATTGTCGATAAGCTCGCGAATCTGCTCGTGGTCTTTTTGATTGAGCGACAGCGAATCGCTCTCTATCACCAGAGCGGCTTTGCTTGGACATGTGTTATAGTTTTGAAAATACTTGGTCATCATCTCGAACAACGTTCGTTCGGATGATTCGCTGAAATATTCTGGAGTGATAAAGGCTAAAACTTTACGAGCATAATCTTCTCGCTTGATCAAAGAAGCGAGGATCAGTTGTTCTATTTTCATGTTGTATTATAATCTTCTAGTGCGAATTTACTAGGGTAATCGGTACAAACTCCCAAAACTTTACCTATCATTTTTTTTATTTCTGATTCCGACATTACATTTTCTGGCATAACCGCTATTCCATTTTTTATAAAATTTCCAGGGTAACACCAAATTATATTTTTGCTGGTTAGTGTAGCTTGATCTTCTTGATGCCAAAAACAATGCATTCCGTCTTGAATTAGGTGCTGTAAAGCTTCAAGATTTTTTGCATGACACCACAACCAATCTTTTCTTTCCAACAACCAATCTTTAGAAATTTTATAATCGGGACGATCGTGGCCAAGATGATATTCGGAATCGTACCAAACATCAATTTCTACTTGATATCCTTTGGATCGAGCAAAATCTATGTATTGAGGCATGTTCTCAAATTGTGCGTCGGGTCCTTCAATATTACCACGATGTGATATTAAAAATTTCATAAATCAGTAAATTTATTTACTATCGAGCAAATATATTTGATTTCTTCTTCAGTTATATCTGGATTGTTTGGAAGATACATCCCATAAGAGTGAATAATATCAGCAAAATCAAATTTTTGCATTCCATATTTCTTATAATAAAACGGTTGCCTAGAAATACTTCCAGCTATAAGAGGTCTACATTCGACTTTTCCGTCAGCCAAAGCTTCAGATATTTTTGCGCAATTCGGATGAATTATCGGATAAGCAAAGTTTGGAACATACTCAAAATTATTTAAATCGATTTTCCAATAAGAATTTTTGATATTCTTATCATAAATTTTTAAATTTTCAAATCTTTTTTTACAAATAAAATTTAATTTTTTTAGCTGCTGTATACCGATAGTTGCTTGCAAATCGGTGGACCTTAAATTAAATCCTGGATAATAGAAAGTATAAAGGTCGTGAAAATCATTTATTCCATGTTCGAGTTGCAATCTTTTGCGAGTGACTTCATCTAGATCTCTAGACCATCCATGTGATCTAATACTTTTTAATATATTGTACAACTCAAAATCATCGGTGCAAACAAAACCACCCTCTATAGTGGAGAAGTGATGTCCAAAATACGTACTGAATGTCGACATACAACCGTATGTTCCCATTTTTTTATTGTTTACCGTAGACCCTACGCATTCGCAAGAGTCTTCTATCAGCAATACATTGTATTTTTCACATATTTCTTTTAATTTTATAATTTTATTTGGAAACCCTAAAGCATGAACTATCATCAATACTGCAGGATTTTCATTTTTACATATATTCTCAAATTTCTCTATGTCTATTCCTAGAGTATCTGGATCAACATCACAAAGAATCGGCTCCAATCCTAGCTGCATAGCAGGTGACACGGTAGTAACCCAAGAAAGACAAGAAAATACTATTTTTTTGTTTTTTAATCTGTTTGACTGGACAAGTGCGTAGAGTGCCGCTAGATTTGCAGAAGATCCGGAATTAACAAAAACAGAATATTTACATCCTAACCAATTACTCCAAGAGTTTTCAAATTCTATAGTCTTAACACCTTTAGTTAATCTTGGATTTGTTTTCAACCAATCTATCAAACAAGAAATATCAGTTTCATCGATTGTGTCGCGCACCAAAGTTATTGGTTTCATTATACACCTTTATAGATTTTAACCGAATCTTCAACTAAACTTTTATTTTTTAATATACAATCATCAATCATTCTATTGATTGCTTGGACATACTGAGGTCTTTTTTGTTTAAAACATGTATCTATTTTTCTTTTGATTGCTGCCAATTCTTCGTCGCTTTTTGCCAAACCAGCCATATCTTCTAAAAACCATGTTCTTATATGAAGAATACACAATTTTTCTATGACTTCAGATATGTTGTCGGTTGCGACAATATCCAGCGGTAACTCGGGAATAGATCTATTTTTTAAAATATTTGTAACTCTGTTTTTTATAACATTTTCTATTTCGATAGACACATCATCCATTTTTTATTCCCTTTATTTCAGAGGATATCAATCTTAAAAGATATTTTTCATTAATCTGTGGACAATACTGTTTATTATAAAATATAAAATTTCTGTAAATAGACTTTTTGCTTTCGTCAGATTCTACGTAACTTTCAAAATCTAATTGATTGTCTTCGTAAATGCTCTTAATGAAGTCTCCTATATGTATTAATCTTCCGCTACCAACAAGCGCATCTTCTCCAACAGAAACAGAAATACTTTTATTAACAACATCTGAAGGATGTAGTATATCTCTGTAATAGTTGATATCACCTATTTTTATTTTTTGTTTGTTCAAAACGGATTGAAATATCTTTCCAAACAGATATTCTGATCTTCTATGTACACTGTTAAAATTAAAGGGATATATTATAGAAACGTTTGGATATTTAAATTTATCTTGAAAATGTTTTGTTGTATAGTACTTGGATAAAGTATAAGAATTTTCATGAAAAGACATCGGCAAATCTAAATCGATTGGACCGTTGCATTTGTTCCAAAGTTCGGCAGTAGAGTAATAAACAATATGATTGCAGAAATTTTTTATTTTATCAACTAAATTTATTGTTTCTTGACAATTTACTTGATAAAACAATTTTTCAGATTCTTTATTTTCTGCTATAAAAGTTCTTTGTTCGGCATGGCATATGAAAACTTTATTCCATTTTGTAGAAACAATATCACTTATATTAATATTTCTTGAAGAAATTTTTACGTGCGTGTCATCAAAATAATAAGATAATTGTGAAGTGTTACCTATTACCAAATTTTTCATTTATGCATTCTTCCATAATATTTGATACATTTTGCTCGCAATTATCATCCGACTTGCACCAAATTTGTTTGCAGCCTTGTATATTGTAATCCGAAAGAGTTGCCCAGTGACATTCGCCTTCTCTTTCTCCGCACACAATATAAATTTTATTTTTGTCGTACATATTTTGTTTTGTCTGACTAAAACAATACGGACCACTTGCTCTACCCACTATTATAGAACAAAATGTAGACAAGTATGATAATTGATTTAAATTTGATTTACCGTTAGCATAAAAAAACTTATTGGCATCTATAACATTAGAAAAATTGGTTTCAAACGGTTGAGTCACAAAAAAATTACAATAAAAATATTTTTCAGCCAATTTATTAATTATTGGAGCAAAATCAAAATTTTTAGATTGTCCCGACAGAACAGGTCCATTTGAAATAAAAATATTGTTTCCATTAAAATTTAAATTGCGAATATTAAATTTATCGTAGTCGATAGACGGAATGTAATTTTCTTCCGAAAGAAGTGTGACTCCCAAATTGGAAGCTATGTTTTCAAACAATTTGTAATTATTTTTTAAAGTACAAGATCCTTGACTTATCCACTTTCCATTTTCTACTCCAATCCAAGTATTGACAAATAAAACGTCTTTGTTTGTATGAAAAGGAGTTTGTAATATACTTCTGGTGTCTATTAGATTGTAAGTAATACCTACGTCTTTTAAAATATCTGGACATTTAAAATGCGAAACATAAAGTTCTTTATTGGGTAAACTTTTTTTAAGATACTTTAAAAATTCTCTGCTATAATGCAGATCTCCGTTGTTGCAATTATTAAAAAATACAATTTTATTAATTTTATTCATAATTTTGCCATCCATCTTTATATGATGATTCAAAATTTGGTACGATCATAAATTCTCCAAATAATAATTTAGATCTTCTGGTGTTCCGATACCATACATCTTATCAACAAAAAATGGCAATATCGATTTGCCATTGGATATCATTTCGTTGTAGACGGGTGCCACGTAAAACTCATTGTTTACGCGTATGTTTTTGGAGATCATTTGCTCGGCAGCGGATACAAAGTCTTTGCCGCGCTTGTACCAATATATTCCGCATGTGGCAACATCTGAAATTGGTTTTTTCTCGGCAACTTCAGTTATGTAATTTTCGTTATTTAGTTTCACAAACGACCACTTGGGATGAGTTGATCGAAAAGCAAAAACTATACCATCAACGTTTATTTTATCTTTGATTATTACAAAGTTTTCTTTGCTGTATTCAATTATTTGGTCTGAATTGGCGATAAGCAGATCATCGTCGTTGTTTATGTAATCTTTAGCAAGCAAAGCTGTGCATGCTGCACCTTCGGTCAAACTGTCAACTGTTACTATGGTTGTTTTTCCGTTGGTGATTCTATGTAAAGTTGATTCAAGACCAGGATATTTTTCAAGGTGACTTTTTCTTACCAAGAAAATATAATCAGCTTCAAAGCTTATATTTTCAACGACATTTTGTATCATTGGTTTGCCATTGACATCAATTAATGGTTTGGGAAACGTGTATCCCTCTTTGGCAAACCTGGATCCTTCTCCAGCCATCGGTATCAATATCTTCATAGTGTAATGTCCTTTAAGACATATTTATCATTGGAGCATGATGGAATTTTGACACAAACTATAGAACTATCTTCGTGAAATATTGGCTTGATTGCTTTGAAAGGATGAACAATAAAAATGTCGCCTTCTTTGTAAAGTTGCCCTTCAACTTCTACAACTCCTCTAGCAACACAATTTATTTCTTTGGCTACAACATGATAATGCATATCATGCTCTTCACCCTTTTTGTAGCTTCTGTAACCAACTTCAAAATCTTTGGTGTTTTCCAACGTCGGCTCAAATGCGCCAACAAACCATCCACCACGCATCATACTTACTTGAGATTTTTCAACATCTTTTGCAACAATCGAGTTGAACAATCCAACATGAACGTCGTTTGGATCCTTTACTTGAACAACGCAAGCACCGGTTGCTCGAGCCGCTTGCAATCCTTTAGGACTATCTTCAACTATTACTACTTGATCAGCAATCGAATCGATAATATCTTTGTGGAAAGATATACCTTTCAGATACCCCTCTGGATCCGGTTTAGCCTGACACACATCTTCGTTTGTTATGCAAAAATCTATCTTATCGTAAATGCCAGTCTGAATTAGCATTTTTTGCGTAGTTTTTCTTATTGAATTGGTCACACAGCCGACAACTATGCCTCTATTTTTTAAATAATCAATCAAGTCGATTTTTTCTTGTCTTTTAGCGCAGCACTTTTCAATCAATTCTAAAGTATAATTTTGCTTGTCGGAATCGATCTTTTTTATCAAAGTATCTTCGTATCCAAGAAGATTCAGCTTTACTTTGGTGGGAAGGCCATTGTATTTGCTTTCATGGTCTTCTCGACTTATCGATGGTTTGCCGTTTGCACTTAAAGCTTTGTTTAGAGCTTCATAGTGAAGTTCGCAAGCATCCACCAAAACACCGTCAAGGTCAAACATTACCAATTTTGTGTTTTTCATAATAAATGTATTAAGTTAATTTAAAATTTTTGATTTCAATTAATTGATTAACTAATGATTTTGTTATAGGCTTTTTGATGTGAATTGAAGTTAAAGATCTGTCACAAAAATCGCTATGACTGTTCTTGTTGACAATCACATTTAATTCATAAACTTCGGATATCATATTAACTAAATCATATTTAGATACAACATTTGGGCTAAACACGTTACGAACACCATTCCAAAAATGATTGTAATTTATAACACCCTGCACATACTTCATTAACTCTAAACACGTAACACCATTCCAAAAATGGTTAGTGAAACCATTTACAGTTTTATTTTGATTAGACTTAACCCATTCTAACAAACTCAACTTATTTCTTAGTTCTTCTCCTATAATAGAAGTTCTAATAATAGTCAAATTTTCATTTTCACCTAGTGATTTAGATTTTCCATAAACATCACCACAATCGTGTTTGTCATGTTCTGAATAATTACCTTTTAAGCCACTGTAAACACAATCAGTGGTAAAATGTATTACATTACAATTAGTATTTTTTTTAATTTCAGCGAGCCATTGCGGAAATATGGAATTTACCGTTATCATTTCTTCGTCAGAAACGCTTCTTTGCTTTATTGCGCCTGCACAATTTATAATAACATCAACATTTTTTAATTTTTCTTGTGAAAAATTAAAAAATTCTTTTTTGGTACAAGAAAAGATATCTATGTCTTTTCTTCCAAAAGACAATATATCATAGAACTCTTGCAAATACGATCGAGCATATGAACCAAGCATTCCATTATTTCCGAATATCGCACATTTCATAATTTATAAAAATCCTTATCTTCGAGTACATGGAGCAATTCATCTGTGTTCATACAAAAATCTTTTGAAGAATATTCATTATTTGGAAACGTTAAATTATTAATTTGTCTGTCTGGATACAAAACATACAGATTGTCAGACGAAACATATTGTAATCTTCTGATTTCTTCATTAGAGGCCATTATTTCATGAATTTTTTCTCCAACGCGAGGAGTACCAACCGTATATTTTAAACCAAATTTTTCGCTATAAATTTTACACAAGTCTTCTATGCAAAAAGATTTTATTTTTGGTATGATATTACATCCTTTATACTTTTGAGCTTTGACTATTAAATCTACTGCATCTTTGATATCTATCCAAAAACGAGTCATAGAAGGCTCATAAAGAGTCAAACATCTGTTATTTTTGATACAGTTCCATATCAAAGGAATAATTGAACCGGTTGAATTTGCAACATTTCCATAAATTAAAGTAGTTAAATTGCAATTAGAATCTCCAACTATAAAAGATTCGCCTGCAACATATTTCATGGCGCCATATATTGTGGTTGCCGCTCGGCTTTTATCTGATGATATAAAACTTGCTGACTTAAATCCATTTTCTTCGGCTGCAAGTCTTGAATTTATAGCACCGTCTATAATTGTTTTAGAAGCTTCTTCGTAGTTGTTGGTGCATGCATCTATCTGTTTCAAAGATGCTGCAAATATTCCGACTGTACAGCCTTTAGATTTTCTTATTAAGTAATCTTTATTTCTTATGTCTCCGATTATAAACCTTACATTCGGAAACTGCTTTTGCATGTAATAATGTTTTGATTCATCTCTGGAGTAAACTATTATTTCGTTATCTTGAGACAAATATTTACAGAGATTCTGACCTAGATAACCAGCTCCACCTGTAATAAAAATTTTTTCATTTTTCATAATCTATCCGAGAGTCAAAAACTTGTTTTAAATTAAATTTATTATTTTAATAATTTCTGAAGCTTGTTTTAAATTTAAAATATTAATTTTAGAATTAACAAATGTATCATATAAATCTTCACCATTTTTATTCAAAATCTCTGCTTGTCTGAAGTTATTTGGTGTGACAACACAAACACCATAATCTTCAAAAGAAGTCATCCATGTAAAAGTTGTATTTTTTTGATAAAACTCGGTGAACATTCTATATCCACCGTCTCCACATAAATTTTGATTTGTGTGGTTTTTATCTGGAGGATTGCAGTCATGTAAAACTATACAGCCATCTTTTTTAATAAATTTTAAAGAATTTGAAAAATCTCTACACACTTGATCATAAGAATGATCTCCATCTATAAAGATCACATCAAACATTTTTTGATTAGATTCAAAAAAAGAATCGCTATATTTTTTTATGCAAGTTCCAGATTTTCCAAAATTTTTATCACAAAAGGGACTTGGGTCTACACATGTTTTATCTACGCATGCTATACTTTCAAAGCAGGTACCGTCTCCGTATCCAATTTCAAGATAAGATGGATTTATGCGCTTTTGCAAAATAGTATTTAATATTTGTATTCTTTCGTTCATATTAACTTCTCATTTAATGATTAATAATTTCTCCGTTTACAGCAACTCTACCACTACAACCTATAGAATCTACTTCTATCAAGTATGTATTCTCGATACCTCGAAATAAAGTGCTTTCGATATCAGTATTGTTGTATTTTAATATCTCTATAGCTTTATCAAGCTGATTAATCATCATAGGAATAGCATATTTACCTACACAATACAAAGAAGTGCTGAACCAGTGCCGATACGGATTTGAGAATCTTTTTTTGACTATAACCTTAGCTTTGTTCTTATTCTGAATATATGATGGATTAAAACTATCGGAAAGCCAGTATCTTCCCGACATTTTAAATACAAAATCATAATTTTGTATTTCTGGATTGCTAAGTATGTGCTTAACTTGAGTTGCTTCGGCTAAGCTTTTATTTGAATGATTTCGTGTATCTTTAACTTCACTCACATCATGCAGTAAAATAAGATTGTCCGAACATTCTTTTAATTTTTTTTCTTGATAATCATCAAGATTGCTTGCCTCGCATACAAAAATTTTAGCCGAAGGATATTTTGCTCTAACGCTATTTACACCTTCAATTGTTTGTTGTAGGCGAGTTTCTGGATCATACACAGACCTGATAGGATTATAATTTAATGGATCTTTAGAAACATTTATAATCGATGTTTGAAAAAATAATACATTCATTTTATTAGATTTCCCTATAAGTTGTCATGTTTGGCGAATTACACAATACCCATCCAAGTTCTGGATATCTTTTCAACTTGATATCGGTTCCTATTATTGCTCCATCTAAAAACGCGTGTGCATCCATATATTCATTATTATTAACAGCTGATGATGACATTATATGTTTTAAATTAGAAACAGTACCAACAAAGAAAGGATCTCCTTGCTCAACAGAAGTACCGCCAACATAACACACTAAAGATTTATCGTTATCTACATCTTTGATCATGTCAACTATAGCATTTACCATATTAGGAGAAGGTAAAATGTCGGGGCGAGTTAAAACTATTGTTTCGTTTGAATCAACAAAAGAATTTAAAATTTTGCAAGAAAGGTACCTCATTGCAAACTGACTAGACATATTTTCTGTTCTTAAATAAGGACGCACAATCGATACAGGCTTGATATACTCTTTCGCTATATTTTGCACTATTTCTTTTTGTAAAATATTAATAGTATCAAAAAAATTAAAATTAATAATTTTATTTGCATCAATTATGTCTCCGTCAGTAACAGAATTTTTTGCACTCCACCAACCGAGATTTTTATAAGTAACAAGATGTTTACTCTCAGCATTTAATTTGGAAAAATATTTTTCTACAAAAATATAATAATTATTTGAAAAATTTCTAAGATGTCCACATACCAAAAGTTTCATATTTTTCCTTCTTTAAATTTTAATATTTCAAATTTAATTCTTTCATTCATATCTTTAGCATAAATTTCAGATATAACTTTATTTTTTTCCATAAAAGAGTTTCGATTATAATAATCGTTCTCTGTTAAAGAATTACATATTTTTATCAATTCATCTACAGAATCAAAATGTATTATTCCTTTTTCATCAAAAATAGAATTAACTGTTTCTTTATGACCCCAATATAAAGGAATGGTTTTTGTCCAAAAGCAATCATTGATTTTTTCACTAAAATAATTAATTTCTTTCGTATTCTCTATTGCAACATGAAACATACTATCAAACATTATCATTTTATCTAAATTAGATCCATCTCCAGGAAGAAGTCTGTTTGTATCTATTGGCATTCTGTTGGAACTATAAAAAACCTTTGGTATTTTTATTTCGTTCTGCCTACTCCACAACTCATACCTCAAGTCATAACCAGGTAAATGCCAGCTCGGTTTTGTGGTCACAAAAGAAACACCATAAGTTTTTTTGCAAGGCAAATGAGGATATATGAAAGATGATCCAAAATAAAATAATCTAGAGTTTTTATATTTAGACAATATAAATGGATTTTTCGTTAAAATTAAATTACAAAGTGGAAGTATCTTCTCTACATGAAGATGATTTGCGCAAGATGAAGACGGCTCAAATGAATCGCAATAAACTCTAAAAATACCATCATTTTTATTAAAAGGAAACTCTGGATATTGAAGATGCACTTCACATGCAAAATCTAAATCGAAGTTTATCCAATTAGGTTGGCGTCTACATACAACTTTCATTTAATCCATTGCTCCATATCATCTCGCACCAAAGAGTGCGGACCGTAGTTATACTTACCCCCAAAAAAAGGATCCCACATATCAACGTAAGAAATTTTATGGATTAAATTAAAATTTTTGACGTGTGCCGCCAGTAAGTCCTCTCCGTTTATCAAAACACCAGTATCATAATAATATTGTATTTTTTCATAAATTTTAGAATATACCGACATATTTTGCGAAGAAGAAAAAGCAAACTGGTCTGTACAAACAAATGTAGAAGGCATTGGTATTTTTATCAAAGGAGTCCAGATTTTGTCTGGATCATATTCACAAAAATTCAGGCATCTAGCTATAGCAAAATCATATCTAGATCTTATTACAATATCGTATTTGATGTTATTTTCTTTTTCATATTCTTCTCTTAGATTATTGGCCATGTATAGAGAATAAAAAAAGCAAAAAGTATTGATAGCTGGATGATTTATATTATCTCTTGTTTTATATTCTTTGTTTAATTTTATCTTATTTTGAGATTCTGCTAAAATTTTTTTGGGTTTGTATAATGATTTTACTTTTTCTTCTTCGTTCCATACATGACAAAAAACATCAACATCGTTACAACATAAAACGTTTCTTTGTACGTATTCGTATGCTTTTACCAGCCCTCTTGGTTGTCCCGACAAACATAAAGCTATTTTCATATCAATATCCCGCTATTCTATCGTATTGATGTAAAATAGCGTATGTTTTGCCATCATGCGTCTTGGCGACTTTACCTTCAAATGTTGGTTGAGGTTCCAAGAGATTCGGTTCAAACAAGTGAAAATTGTTGGTTTTACACCATGTTCCAGCATGCAATGCCCACCCAGCATCGGATCTGGCTTTTAGTATAAATGAATCTAACGAATTCATACCACAGAGAACATTGAACGAAGATTGATCAGAAACTCTGGCTGGATTGTGCTTGCACATACTGTATATCATCAAAGATAGCTCTGCAATAGCTCGAGTTTTACCACCAAGAACGCCGACATTCATGATGGTATTGTTTTTGTAAGTTTCGTAAAGATACGGAAAACCTTCTTGAAGATTTTGGTTGCCCCAGAATTCGTTTTTGTATGCCAAACCCTCACTAGAGCAAACAACACTATGCGATCCTAAATTATTTTTCATCCAATCGACCGGATCCGTTTGAAAAATAACATCGCGACTATCGGTAACAACAACATATTCTTCGCTGCAATTCATCAAATATTCGTATTGTATGCGAAATCGTTCGTGATGTGGTACAACATTACCTGGTATTGCGTTTGTGATTACTTCAACACCAAGACCTCTTAGCTGCGTCTCTAAGGTTCGATTGTTTTCCATCAATATCATCACTACTTTGTTTTTGGTTGCCAAAGCAGTGCTTACCCAAGGATAAAGAGTATTAAAATCAAAATTTTTAGATGCGCCTAAAATTACGCCCATTATATACTCACTTTGTATTTAAAACCATTTTGATTTTTAAGTTGACTTCGTTCAATTAAAGAATATCCGATCGAACTTAATCCGTTTGATTGCATTTTTTCGGGTGTAAAACTTTTCAGTTCTTCAATATTTTTAGAATATTCTTCTTGCTTGATTACTCTACCGTGCTGCAGTGACATGTATCTACCGCGTCTTCTGGTACACTCCAAACCTGCAACACCACATCTTGCTCGTAGGTCATCATCTTCAGCACCCCATCCCCAGTATTCGTTGTTGTATCCATTGGTTTTTCTAAAGTCATCGCGATTGAACATAGTAACACCACCAAAATAACTATCGTATGGCAATTTGTAATCAAATTGACTGCATTCGGTAGCCATGTGAATTGGATTGGGCGTCCAACTGTAATCGGCTTCAATCGGAATCATATCAACATCATGAAACACAACATAATCACACGTAGGCTCGGCAAGCAAAAATCCTATATTTAAAAGTTTACCACGGTTGAATGGCTTTCCGCTTTCTTGTTCTACAATAAAGAATTCATGATCGATTCTAGAATTATTTAAATAAGTATTGGTTGATGGCAAAAAGCTCATCAAATGCTGAAATCGATCACGATATGGAATAACAACACCAAGTTTATGATTGCTGCTCATCGTTGCTCACCTCGTTGCCGTATTTGAATTCTTTGGCAACAGCATCTTCTAATTGTCGCATGACATCGTCTGTATAGTATTTTTCTGGATTTTCGTTGATGTTCTTTTCGAACGCTTTGCTACCGTCTGGCATTTCGTAGCGTGTGCTAACCTTCTTGAATATACCGTGCTTTTCGGCGATCGGAAGCAAACCATAGTACTTGTTGAGACCCGTATCGTAACGAAGCAAAACATCAACCATCATGTTTTCTTTGGTGAATCGACCCTTGTCGAGCTTGCAGTGAATCACATTACCAACCACTTCGTTGTCGATCTTTTCTTTGCGCTTGCTGAGGAACAGAACAGTCGAAGCGGCATAACGAAGACCCGTACCACCACCCATGACCTTTTGCGGGAACATACTCATAGTCTCGTATGTATGGTTGGTCATAATGAGCGGAATACCAGCCTTGCCAAGCTTGAGAGTCAACACTCGGAACGTAGCCTTGGTAACTTGCGCACGAGTCATGTCTCGCGTATCTTTACCTTCGGCAGTGTCGTTCATTTCTTTGCTGCTGCTCAACATTCCAAGGCTGTCGAGAATCATGATCATCGGCTTGCGTTCGCCCGCAGGCATCTTAAGATAGTTATCGACTACTTTGACCGCCTGATTGCGGAATTCTTCGACCGTAGCAACACCAATCACCGCAACGCGGCGAGTATCGATATTGCGTGTGCGGAACATGTCGCTGGTGACAGCGGCTTCGCTGTCAAAGTACATACAAACACCATCTGGATTGGCTTCCAAAAAGGTCTTGACGATACTAAGAGCAAAGAAAGTTTTACCGGTTGCACTCTCGCCTGCAAGAGCCATGATCTTGTTGGCTGGCATACCGCCGTAAAGCGAGCCGCTAAGAAGAGCATTTAGAGCATATACACCCGTGTCAACAAACCCAGTCACATCACCACCATCAATACCGTCTTCGACAATACTGGCAAACTCGTTGCCGGTGGTTTTAACCATGTCCTTCAAAAAGTTACTCATAATATATCCTTGTTTTATCGTGTTTTGCTTTGCTCGCGACGAATTTGCTTGAGTCGATTCTGACGCTTGCGGTGCTTTCGCTTCACATTTATTTGTTTGCTGTTTGGCATAATATACCTCTTTCAAAGCTATTTATCTGGATAGCATCAAGATATGATCGAAAAGTTATTCTTTATTTCGACTTTCAAGTGATTATCAAATCTATCGCTGATAACATCTGGTTTGTGACTTATAACAAAAATATGAGTTTTCTTGCTCAAAACTCTCAAAAGTTTCATAAAATCTTCGGTACCCGAAGCGTCCAAACTACTGTCAAAAACTTCATCGAGTATTAGTATGTTGGTGTTGGTGCTGTTCTTTTTGCGACTGATTTCTCGCCAAGTAAGAAGCAACGCCATATCGATTCTAAATTTTTGACCTTGGGAAAAACTGTTGTATTCAAACTCGTCTCGATATCGACTCTTGATAACTTCTTTGAAATTTTCATCCAAGTTAAAGTTAACAAAAAAGTCCATGGCACTCAAATATTTGTTGATAAGCTTGTTCATCACTGGCAAATATTGACGAATAATTCTAGTTTTGATGCCGCTATCTTTTAGCAACTCGGAAGCAATTTCGTACATGTGGCGAGTATCAATATATTCATCGCGCTGGCACAGCAACTCCGAGTACTTTTGCTCGTATTCGGAAAGTTTGTTGCTCTCCTCTTGATCGCCCAAGTCGGTCTTCAACAATCTTTCGTTTTCTTGTTGAAGCTTTTGAATATACGCATTGATGCCGGTTATACTGGCATTTTTGTTCTGGTATTCCAAATTTAGGGCAGTTATTTCTTGTTGAACTTTGAGAATAACATCAAAACGATCCGATATTTCTCTCTTTTTATTGTTGAGATCGGTGTGAGCTTTTTCGAATTCTTCGATCTTTTGTTGCTTGGCTTCGATTACTTTCTGCTTAAATTCAGAAGTAATTTCTTGATTGCACGTTGGACAGTCATGGGTTTCACTATAAAATTGGACTGTTTTTGCCAGTTTTGATAGTTGTGAGGAGAGTTTTCGTTCGAGTTCTTCATATTTTTGCAACTTTCCTTTGACTGTTTGCAAGTCACTGATGCTATTGCTTCTTTGATTGATATCGCTTTTAATACGATCCATATCCAAAACAAGCTTAGATATAGCTTTGTCGTTGACAGCGATTTCTTCATTATTTGTATTTATGGCTTCGGTATTTTTATTTTGAATCTTTTTTATGTGATCGCGTTGCATGTCGAGCTTTTCTTTTGCGATCGCAATGTCTCGATCCAGATCCTTCAAATTTTCTTTTAAAACCGAAGACTTCTCCTTCAACACAATATTCATTCGGCTGAACACGCGAATGTCCAAAAGCTCTTCGATCACTTCACGGCGATCTTGTGCCGATAATTGCATGAATGGAACAAAGTTGCTGCTTCCGAGAAACACCAACTGCGTAAAAGACTTGTAATTCAATTTTAATATATTTTGCTCCAAAAACTTTTGATAGTCTTTGGATTTGCTTTCTTGATCGATAATTTTACCATCAACGTATATTTCAAAGACAGTCGGCTTGATTCCGCGTTTTACTTTGTACTGCTTTTTACCGATATTAAATTCAACTTCAACCAAACATTCTTTTTCGTTGATGCTGTTCAACAAATTTGGTTTGTTTATATTTCGGAATGGAGTACCAAAAAGAGCAAAAGTTAAGGCTTCTCCGATGGTACTCTTGCCGCTTCCATTTTTACCGGAAATAAGCGTCATATTGTTTTTCTGAAAGTCTATTTCAGTAAAAAAATTACCGTACGATAGCAGGTTTTTCCATCTGAGTTTTTGAAATTCTATCATTAATCAACCTCGAAACTCTCAAGATACAAATCGGTCATGATTTTCTTGAGAGAATTTACAGCTGCCGGTTCATAGTTTTTGTTATCGTCGATATCGCCGTAGATGATACTGAGCGTATCTTGTGTAATATCTATATCATCGGTAGAAGGATCTGCCAGTTCATATTCCTCGATTATGTTGACTTCGTGAGGACTAACGTCATATAATTTACCGATGTACTTATCGAATAATTTTGGGTATTTTTTGTTTTTTACCACAAGTTTGACATAACTTTTTTCGTATCTAGAAAAATCTGGTATGTCTGTTTTATTGATATCATCATAAATCAATCGATAAAACATTTTTTGTGGGTTTTCTATAAAACGAACGCTTCGTGTTTCTGTGTCAAACACATGAAAACCTTTTCGCTCGTCTACGTCAGCAAAAGTCATATCGTATTGAGTACCAAGATAAAAAACATGGCCATCGTCATTCTTTTGATGAAAATGGCCTGAGTATACATTTTGGAATTTCTCTAGGATATTTTTATTCATACCCTCTTCGGATCTGATGCCGCGAAGCACTTCAAAACCTTGAAGTTCGAGATGTCCAACAGCAACGGTCGACGAGCTGTTGTGCACAAAACTATCAAATTCGTTTTGGTTTTCCGGGCATATCCACGGTATCATAGCAAATTTGAATCCAGCAACATCCGCATCTTGAAATTTCTCATAAAGTTTTATCGACGGATGATCGTTGAAAAGTTCTCGTACACTATTTACAGAATTGGTGTTCTTGTAATACACATCATGGTTGCCCAGTATGATGTGCATGGTTATCTGACGCTTGTGCAATTCTTCGATGAAGTTTTCTCTTATGAATTTAAGAGTTTCAAAATTAACATATTTTCTTCGATCCATCAGATCACCAAGATGAATCAATTCTTTTATGTTGTTGGCATCCACGTACGGAAAAAATATATCTTTAAAAAAACGATTAAAATACTCTCGAAATATTTGAGAATCGTTCTTGAACCCAAAATGTGTATCGTTTATGAATGGAATCAACATAATTATATAAAATAATCATCTAAATTTGATTTCTTGCTCTTCTTTTTGTTTTTACCAGCCGAGGTTTTTTCGAATGTTTTGATATCCGAGTCTTTAAGATTGAACAGACTCGCATACAAATTATCGTTACTGTTCTTTTCGGACAACAAGTTCTGCTCTTTAATTATTTTTCTAATAACACCCTTATCGTCAAGATGTTCCATCATTTTCATCTTGACATACATTTGCTTCTTTTCTTTTTGTATTCTTCTCACAAATGCAAAATATATTATTTGGGTAAAATAAGCAAATGGATTCTTTGACTTTTTAGGATCAAAATTGTCGATATACATCAAGCAATTTTCGATACCGTCGCCAATCATCTCTTCTCGGTGCACATAATTGGCAAAATTGGGCTTGGTTGCAAGTCTTTGTGCTATCATAATGATACAAGAACCAATATACTCGGAAACCCTTGGTTTGGGTGGAGTTGGTTCGTTGTCAGCCAATTTCTTAATTTTTTTGTTGTATTCCGAGGTTCTTTCGGTATAGTCAACCATTTCTTGATACATCTTTTGGTTGTCTATATAATTATCTTTGCTTTTTTTAGATTTTGGTTTAGCAGTTGCGCTCATTTTATTTTTCTTCTTTCTTTTTGCCACCGTATATCTCCCTAATTATATGCCACCACAACCAAAATTATGGTTGTTTACCATGTAAAAAAATTTTTGCAAATTTGCAGGATTTGCGTGGCTGAGCGAACAGGATGTCTTATACATATGCATGTCTGGGATGAACAACAAGTTCTATATCTATAAGGTTATTAAAGTACCTTAATCATATCTTGAAGCGAGGAGGGAAGTCATCCCATCCGTTTGAATCAAGATCGTCCTCCCCATCTTCCAAACGCTCTTGAGAAGGACCACTCAGACCATCTTCTTTGGATGGTTTTTTCTTTTTCTTGGGAGGCTTGCTTTCATCGTTATAGAACTGTATGGTTTCGTTCATGTAGTCGGTTTCGAAGAAATATTGATTCTCGGATTCCAAAAGTATTTTTTCGTAAGTTGACCGAATCGTAAAATCACAATCAACTTCTATCAATACTGAATCGGCTGGTATGTGGTATTCTTTGCTAGTCGATCCTTCGATCCAGTCTCGAAAAGCGATGTCGGTGCTTTCCATGTTTCCATCTTTATTGATGTACGGTACGTATATTATGGTCATTGGATCTTTGAGCACATAAAAATCATCAATTCGCTTGATACGGGCTATCAAAGTTTCACCGTGACGCATCTTTATCAAACGAATCGGAAAGTCGGAATTGTTTGGTTTTTTGGTCATGTTATACCTTTAAGCTTACAATTTTATAATCAAATTTTTCTTCGTTGTATATTTTTAAACGCTCTATAAAATGCTTTAAACCGTAATTTTGACGAGACTTCCAACTCAAATCGTCGCTAATATCATACAATTGTGCGTGCTCTTTGGAATCACTTTTTCTTAACTGTCTACCGATGCTTTGTAAAACTCGTACTCTTCCTTTACTGGGGCTGGCAAAAACAATGTTGTGTAGCTTGCGTATATTTATACCTGTACTAAAAGTACCGTAACTGGCTACGATTATGGCATTGTTTTGTGTTTCTACCGTTTTTCTCATTTGCTCGCGAAGTTCTGCACTCACCTCACCACTCACAAAATATATTTGTCGATTTACGTCTTTGTTTTTCTTCACAATCAAATCGTGCAGCACTTTTCCGTGCTTTTCCACAAACTGATACAATACCAGAGTGTTGCCTCGTGTGTTGAGAGCAAGATCCGCTATAAAATCGTTTCTTCGGCTGTGACGAACTAGATAATCGATTTCTTGATCGTATTTCAAATCTTTAACGTGTTTGCATTCGTCGTCGGTGTACTTTAAAGTTATGCACTCTATTTTTAATTTACTTAAAATATTTGCATCGATCAAATCACGTGTGCGAGCGATTCGGTGTATTTTTCCTGTTAGACCCTCAACAACCAATTTGTTTGTTTGCATACCGTCTAGAGTACCAGTCAACCCTATGCGATACGGACATTCTATCAACTTCTCCATAATACCTTTGATACTGTCGCTTCGCATGTGATGCGATTCGTCTACAATCACACAATCAAAATTTTCAAAATACTTTTTGCTTTCTTTGTATATCGATTGCCATGTGCTCACAATCACTTTCGAATCGGTTATTTTTTGTTTTCCACCGATAACGCCATGACACTCTTTTGACACATCCCATCCGTTTGCGTTTGAATAACAATCAAAATCGCTAAGCATCTGATAAACAAGAGCAACGGTTGGCACCACTATCAGTATCTTTTTGTTGGTTTGTTGAGCGTAATAACGAACCAACGAATATATTATGTAACTTTTACCGCTTGCGGTTGGCGACAACAACAAACATCTTGAATTGTTTATGGCATACTCGACACCTTCTATTTGGTGTGGTAGCGGTGTCAATTGTTCTTTTTTTGGACCTCGTATGTCGAGTGAATTTAAAAAATTTACAGTTTGCTGGCGATCGAGCGTTTGTTTTGGACGAGGAAAATTACCTTCCAATTTTACGGTATATCCTCGTTCGTTTGCAAATTTTATCGCATATGGTATAAGACCATAATACAACAATTCGCTGTATTGGTTGTACAGACGTATTTTACCATCCCATATTTTGTGTCGATATGCAGGAGTATAGCGAGCATTAGGCACAACAAAGGTGAAATAATCCACCATTTCCATACCTACGCCTGCTTCTTTGCAAGAAACTTTTGCGTGTACATCATTAAAGTAACGAATAACGATGTCGCTCGAAATACTCATAAAAATATTTAGTACAATTAATTCACACCATTTACGAATTTACGCCATTCGATAGCCGATCGAATCTGCCAGTGACGATTCATTATTCCTTTTATGATCGATTCGACGTATTCGATTTTTTCGCGTTGACGTTCGATCTTCAAGCGCAAGTTCTGCAGATCCGTGTCGCTGTCCATATACAAATCAACATCTTGCTTTAAAATTCTCAAAGCAAACGGTTGCCATCCTTGTTGATTCAACTGCTCTTGATCGAGTTTGCCGGTATAATATTCCCACTTCAAACGTCTCATTTTGTCAAAATCAATCTGAATGGCTCGAAGAACCAAGCGTTCATCGGTCAAAAAATTCAAATATTTGTTGTGCAGTTGCGGAATTCTTAGCGATTCACGATCCAGTTCGGTGCTGTCCAAAACCAAATCTTGCTCGGCATGAGCGCGTATTTCTTCGATTTTCATAATATAATTTTCCTATCTTAGTTTTCGTACAACGAAGTTATTTTAAACAATGTGTATTCGAACGTTACTGTGCTGTACTGAAATGCTGATCCCATCGAACCAGTTTGAAAATTCAATCCACCCAAACTTGTTGGAAAAAGACCATCAAAATTGATTCTAAATTTTGGATTGTTGTTGCTGTCGTGAATAAACAACACACCTTCACTGTTTAAATGCTTGTCGGGTTCTTCGTAGGTGTCAAAATTTTCTTGATTGGTGCATTCGCGCATCCAGTTGTATATTTCCAACCAGTTTTTTAACTTTTCATCCACCATGAAAGTTAAACTTAAATTTTCCGGCATCAGCGCACCACCGGGTCTTGGTATGTTGTTGAACGGAGTAAGTTGTTCGGTTGCTCGCAGTTTCAAACCAGGAAGCGACACACTTTGACAAAAGAATGTAACGTTGCTTATTTTTCGCAACTCAAATTGAAAGTGTGTTGCTAGAATGCCGTTTTTATTGTCGGGCTGCAGCTGTAAACGACCGTATCCGTTTTGATCTGTCATATTTACCTCTAGTTTATTTATCAATAAAAAAACAGGGAGATCTTTCGATCTCCCTGTTCGTTTAAC